GAATAATTACTTGTTACTACTAACAACTTTGGACGTAATTGCATAGCACCACCTTTAACTTCAGCATCAAAAGGCCATTTATCCGCCCACTTCTTGAGATACGGAGTAAGCCACTTTACATGCTCAGGCGAGATTTCATCCATATGTACTACGTCTTCTCCTTGATAACCATCCCACCATTTGTTGAGTGGTTTGATATAACGATTCGGGTGTTGAGTAATAACCGAATGAGATTTACCAGTTCCTGATTTACCATATATCCAGAGTCCGCACGTACCCGTTAACGGCTCTGGTTTAGCCATATGATCCTTCCCAATCTTCTTCAAAGTATTATAATACTGAATATAATGATCTGCATCTACTTCATCTAACTTGCCAACCCTAGCAAGTTCTTTAGTTCGTTGCCACTTGAGAGCATTTGCTCTGCCCTTATCATCGTTAGATGCTGGTTTATCCCCTCGCTCGATAAGTTTTGATTCTTTCGAACAGTACGTTTCATTTTGACGCATAGAGCCCTTCATATGTTCAATGTGACATCCTGGCAATTGTTTGATTACAGATTTGTAAGTGGTCGCATTATGAAAACAAATGAACCCCTGAAGATGAGGAGTACCAGTAGTAGGAGCAATTTCGTGCGCATATCCAATATAGCGACACTCAATATTATCTACCAACTCAGTGTTGGGATAATTTGGAAATGTAAATGTCCAGTTCCTGTACTTTTTACTTTCCTTAGTTGTGTCTTTCATGTTTTTCTTTAGGAAAGAACAGACACACTAGTCCCAGGTAATAATAGGCTGGGACTAGTGTGTGTCTAAATTTTAGAAATTTCTAGAAGGAGCTGCATATCCTTGCATCTCCTTGGTGTGGCGCTACGCGGGCAGAGCCCGCGCGACTAAAGTCGTAGCGCCACACCTTCGTCGAGGGCGCGCCTCGCCGGCGCACCCCTTATTATAAAGGTCAAAGTAATGTATTATTTTTTATTTTAAGCAGTAATAAGAGTAGTCTCGTCACCATCCAACTCCATAACCTTATCAGCAGTAGTAAGTAAATTAGCACCTCTTGCAAAAGAGTTAGTAATGTTAGTAATAGCTTGAGATTTGTATTCCTTAGATACAATAAAATCTACCTTTGTTCTCAAAGAACCAACTGAATTTTCATCAGAAGATACATCAGAAGCAGGCCCTCTGATTACATAACAAATGTAACGAGTAAGACCTCTAAAAGTTCCTGTACCACTACCAAGATCATCATCTTTAAACAAGTGATTAGGTTTAAGCACCATACGATGTTCTCCAGTTTCACCAGCAGCAAGATTCAAACTTGTTACACGGTTAATCTTAAAAGTTTCAGTAAAGTTTTGAAATTGAAACAAACTTGTACCATAATAAGTAAGTTGAGTAGCATCAATCCATGGAGACACCAATGGATCAGCACTATCAATTTGACAGTCATTTCTAGCTTGAATATCATAAATATCAACAAAAGCACTTGCATTAGCTTGATTACTCATTGAAATCTTAACTACAGCAGACTTCATAAAATGTTTAGCCAATGAACCATTGTAAGCAGTAATATCAGTACTGTTATAAACTGCACAAAATGTACCATAACCTTGAATACCTGCAGTACATGCAGCAATACCAGTAGAATTTACATTATACGCACTAAACCCCTGACCTTTAAGATCCTTCAATAACTGCCCGTTATTAACACTTTTAAAGCTGCCGCCAGAGCCGTAAGAAAGCCAATGAGTTGAGCCCATTCTCTTTGGTTGAAAAGTAGATTTCTTTGCCTTATATCCCTTGGAAGAGGATTTATATGATTTCTTAGTCTTCTTGTATGGTTTCTTCTTATACTTCTTTTGAACCATTCTTGAACGTTTTGTAAGCCTTGCCATTTCACTTTGTTTTATATTAAACGCACACATTATGACACTATAATATTTTGATCACGAGTCTTCTCGACTTCTCTAAATCTTCTCTTAATAGCATCTGCATCCTGGCTTGTAAAGCACATCTCCTCAATTGAATAATTACTTGTTACTACTAACAACTTTGGACGTAATTGCATAGCACCACCTTTAACTTCAGCATCAAAAGGCCATTTATCCGCCCACTTCTTGAGATACGGAGTAAGCCACTTTACAT